CGCGAACTACTAAGCAAGCCTTTGTTAGTTGGACAAGATGGCATGGATGCAACCAGCGCCTTATACAACATCATTGGCGACGACCAACTGTTCGACAACATTAGTGAACTAGCTGATATTAAAGGGCCAGAGTACGATTGCCGCGAAGATGTTATCAATTGGTTGCAAGACCATTTCCCTGCATTAGCACAAGAAATGGAACAAGCAATGGCTTCTGCCGAAACTCCCGAAAACCCAGCAATGGGCACAGAGCCAGTGCTAGGAACACCGCAACCAGCTGAGCAGGCAGCGGCAGCAACGCAAAGCCCAGCTGCCCCACAAGCAGGAGCAGTACCGCCTGCACCAGAAGAAGAACAGCAACCAGCTGCACAACCGGTTATGCAAAGTGCGGACCCGTTAGACTTCATTAGATCACTAGCAGGCCTACGAAAGTAACCGAGGACTAGTTTAACCAAAAGGGCACATTTTTTGTGCCTTTTCTTTTGACTTGTCATAAATACTTACGTACAATGCAGTGAGTGCATTATACATCTTAAGGCACATTTATTAAGGCACATTTTTAAGGAGAACTATTATGGCCATGACTTTAGCTGAAATTCGCGCAAAACTACAATCTCAAGACAACCGCAAAGGCGGCAATTCCCAAGGTGGTGGCGACAATGCCATTTATGCACACTGGAACATCCCAGAAGGCACCACAGCTCGTGTAAGATTCCTCCCCGACGCAAACGACAAGAACTCATTTTTCTGGGTTGAACGTCTAATGATCAAACTGCCATTTGCTGGCATTAAAGGTCAAGCAGACAGCAAGCCTGTTGTTGTTCAAGTTCCTTGCGTTGAAATGTACGGCGCAGCCTGCCCTGTTTTGGCAGAAGTACGTACATGGTTTAAAGACCCTAACCTAGAAGAAATGGGCCGTAAATACTGGAAGAAGAAGTCTTACTTGTTCCAAGGTTTTGTACGTGATAATCCTATTGGCGACGACAAGACTCCGGAAAATCCAATCCGTCGTTTTGTGATCAGCCCACAGATCTTTAACTTGATCAAGAACGCATTGATGGATCCAGAAATGGAAAACTTGCCAACAGACTATGCGGCAGGTTTGGACTTCTCTATCAAGAAGACTTCCAAAGGTGGTTACGCTGACTACAGCACTTCTAGCTGGTCACGTAAAGAGTCTGCACTAACAGCACAAGAAGCTGAAGCAATCGAAACACATGGTCTTCACAACTTGAGCGACTTCTTGCCTAAGCAACCAGGTGATGTTGAGTTGCGAGTTATCAAAGAGATGTTTGAAGCATCTGTTGATGGCCAACCATACGACCCTGAAAAGTGGGCAAACTACTACAAGCCATATGGCTTACAAGCCGGTTCTGGTAGCACAGGTGACGAAGTTGCCGCGCCAGCAGTTAAGGCATCTGCTCCTGTAGCAACTCCTGCTCCTGCTCCTAAAGCAGCCGCTGAATCTGCTCCTTGGGAAGAAGATGCCGCAGAAGCCGCAGAAGCTCCGGTAGTTTCTAAGCCAGCGTCTAGCCAAAAGGCCGAAGACATCCTGGCAATGATTCGTAACCGTAAAACACAATAAAGTGTGAAGTAAGGGTAGGGGCAACTCTACCCTTATTCTCTATATGCTTTCGTATCTCGACCCACTACTTTTTCCTGATGAATGTGACATTCTCGAAGTGTCGCCTAATCGATTTGTGTATCCGATTTTTAAAAACGGAAGCAGTTCTCTATACGAATCTGGGTTTAGGAAATTAAGTCCCAGCGAAGTACAAGAAATCAAAACAGTTGAAGTTATTGTACGTGATCCGTTTGATAGATTCGTGTCTGGTGTACATAGCTATATTGAGTATTTAGATCCGTCCCTTGATCAAAAAACAGCTTTGCATTTTATTGATCAGTACATATTTTTAAATAGGCACTTTGTTACACAGTTTCATTGGTTAGTCAATCTGCAGAGATTTACAAAAGCTGAAATTAAAATCAGCCCAATGTCTGAGTTAACAAACATCACAGACCTAAAGTTTAACATAAAGCCCAAATACAACAACATACGTGAGCAGCTGGAACAAAATAACAAAATACATTTTTATCTACAATTAGACAAAGTTCTAACTGAAGATCTACTTGGCTCGACCGCGGATTTTCAAACTATAGTGCGTACCTTGAAATTCAAATATCCCGCGGTGTACCAAGAAATTATTGAAAGATCAATCACATTATGCAATGTGCTCGTTTAAAACATTTTGCGAGATTAAACTATGACGGAACTATTAGTCGATGCGGTCATATGGTTGCGGCTCCTGCGTTTGCGACTTATGAGGAAATGGCTAACAGCGAATGGCAAAAGAGTTGCGAGGTCAGTATGGCTAACAATGTATTCCCCAAAGAATGTAGCCGATGCGAAAGAACTGAACAATTATCTCAATCAAGCATTAGGATTTTTTCTAACAACGAATATATCTCGCTATCGCAAGAGAAAGCTGATTACCTTGTTATCGGAGGAGTTCTTGACAACATCTGCCAGAGTGCTTGTCAATCATGCGGCCCAGAGCACAGTACAAAGATTGGTAGTCTTTACTCAAAAGACTATTACACCACAAACAACGCAGACAAGTTCTGGCAACTGCCAGTAGACCGTATTGTTAAGTTAGACATTAATGGCGGCGAACCTACAGTAAGTCCTGCATACCAGCATCTACTAGAAAACTTGCCGCCCAATGTTAAACACGTTCGTGTGAACACAAACGGCATTAGACCTCTACCTGGAATTATAAAGCTAATTGAACGCGGCATTAAACTAATTATCACAGTGAGCTTTGACGGCATTGGAAGAGTACATGAGTACGTGCGCTGGCCCAGTAATTGGGAACACTACGAAGCTACGCTACGCTTTTATCAATCTCTTGGCGACTCAATTGACTTAAATACCTGGACAACTGTACACGCACTTAATGTAGGCGACCTAAAGAACATTATCAACTACACGCTAGATAACAAGATCAAACACTCGTGGGCATTCTTAGAAAACCCAGATGTGCTAAACGTTAAGTACAGTAATCACTTTACAAGAACAGCAGACGTACCCGAAGAACTAAAAGCATACGTGGGGTCTGAGAGAGACAATACAGTTGAACTGCAACTGTGGACATACAAACAAGATCAGTTACGTAACATCAAGTTGTGGGATTATTACAAATGAAAATTGCAATCACTGGCGGCACAGCAGGAATCGGACAAGCACTAGGTAACTTGTACGAACAACACGGCCACGAAGTATTGCGATTAAGTAGACGCACAGGACATAACATACGTATACTGCCCAGACTAGCAGATGCTATTGAGCCTTGCGATGTTTTTGTAAACAATGCACAAGTGGGGTTTGCACAAACAGAATTGTTGTTTGAAATGAGCCGTCGTTGGACTAACACAGGCAAAAGAATTATATCAATTGGTTCTATGCTTACCATGGAGCCAACTTGTACAATGCCGGGTATGAGCGAGTACTATGTTCAAAAGCTAGCACTAGATGCCGCAGTTCGCGAACTAAGGGCACAGCGTCTTGGTATACGTTTTACATTAGTCCGCCCCGGCAACATTGCCACGAGCCCAGACAAGACAGTACCACCAGCGCAAGACTTAACTGAGTGGAGCGAATATTTGTACAGCATACTAGAACGCCCAGGCCAAATCTCTGTTCCGGAGATTAATATAGGATGACACCTAAAGATATTATTACTAATAGATTGTTCTGTCCTATGCCGTGGACTGGGCTTATGTACAACTTCGATGGTACAGTTAAAAATTGTATCCGTAGCGCAGAAACTATAGGCAATATACGGGAAGAAGCAATCGAAAACATTGTCGTAGGTGACACCAACTACAATAGACAGTGGCTAATAAGTGATCGTACAGGCACAAGCAATTGCACACCTTGCTACAAACTAGAAGAAGGCAAGCGTGGGTTTGATATTATCAGTGATCGCATCTTTTACATTCGCGAACTAAAGAAAGTTCCGCTAGAAACATATCAACCTGGTAACTTTGACTTGCGTACTATTGATGTACGTTGGACTAACTTGTGCAACTTTGGTTGTGTGTACTGCGGCCCTGAGTTCAGTAGTAAGTGGGCAAGCGAGCTTGGTGTAGTAACAGAAACACCAACACCACAACAGCGCGAAGCATTTAAGCAGTATATCTTTGAACACGCAAATCAGCTAGAACACGTATACCTAGCAGGTGGTGAACCACTGCTAATGAAAGAGAACTTAGAACTACTGGATCTACTGCGCCCGGAAACTAATCTACGCATTAACACCAATTTAAGCAAAGTGGATACACGAGTGTTTGAACGTATCTGCGAATTCAAAAACGTGCATTGGATTGTAAGCGTAGAAACTATTGAAGAAGAATTTGAATACATTAGGTATGGTGGACGCTGGACTGACTTCCTAGACAACCTAAACACTATACGCAACTTAGGACACAAGATATCGTTTAACATGTTACACTTCATGTTGAACCACCAAAGCTTGTTTGGGTGTGTAGACTATCTAAGCAATATGGGATTCCATAATAACAGTTTTGTTATCGGTCCGTTACTCCAGCCTGAATACCTAAACATTAGACAATTGCCTGATCGTATGCTAAACTCTGTGAAGATGACTTTGGAGAAACGCATCAACGACAGGCCCGGTTTTTTACTTGAAGACGGCTATAGAAATATGTTAAAATACATTCAAGAGCCGTTTAGTAAAGACTTCGCCGAGTCCCTGCGACAACTAGAACAGTTGGACTTGAGAAGAAACTTAAACAGTCGCAACATTTTTAAAGATTTATACAAGGAAAATTATCATGGCAACTAAACCATTTGACGTTAGCAAATTTCGTAAAACACTTACCAAAAGCATTGAAGGACTTTCTGTGGGATTCAACGACCCTACCGACTGGATCTCAACAAACAACTACGCTCTTAACTATCTTATCTCGGGGGATTTTAGACGAGGTATTCCTATGGGAAAGGTCACTGTTTTTGCTGGAGAATCTGGTGCAGGGAAGTCATTTATCTGTTCAGGGAATCTTGTTAAGAATGCCCAAGAGCAAGGCATTTACCCTATTCTCATCGATACTGAAAACGCATTGGACGAAGCGTGGTTACACGCCCTCGGGGTTGATACAAGCGAAGATAAATTACTTAAACTTAATATGGCGATGATCGATGACGTTGCTAAAATGATTAGTGAATTTGTAAAAGAATACAAAACGCTACCAGAAGATTCGCGTCCTAAAGTGTTGTTCGTGCTAGACTCACTGGGTATGCTATTAACGCCAACGGACGTTAACCAGTTCACTGCTGGTGACTTGAAAGGGGATATGGGACGTAAGCCAAAGGCCCTGACTGCGTTGGTGCGTAACTGCGTAAACATGTTTGGTGACTTGAACATTGGCTTGGTGGCCACAAACCACACCTACGCAAGTCAAGACATGTTTGATCCGGACGATAAGATCTCCGGCGGTCAAGGCTTTATCTACGCGAGTTCTATTGTTGTAGCTATGCGTAAGCTAAAGCTTAAAGAAGACGAAGAAGGCAACAAAGTTTCGGAAGTTAAAGGTATTCGTGCCGCATGTAAGATCATGAAGACACGTTATGCCAAGCCCTTTGAATCTGTGCAAGTTAAAATTCCGTATGAAACAGGCATGAACCCGTACTCGGGCCTAGTTGACTTAATTGAAGGCAAAGAACTTCTTAAGAAGGAAGGCAACAGTTTGATATATACAACTGCTGAAGGCGAAGTTATCAAGAAGTTCCGCAAAGGGTGGGAACGTAACGATGACGGTTGTTTGGACACAGTGATGGCAGACATTACTGCTAACCCACACAAGTTTGACAAATCTGCCGCAGTACAATCAACTGAAGAGGAAACAGCAGAATGAGCGTTGAAGTAGATGTTCTAAGCGAAGCATATACAATCTTGAAACAGTATATCCCTGTTAAAGATCAGCAAGAAGCCGCAGATAACTTAATGAGCGTAATGGTCGATTATCTTAACGATGTTGATCTAGCTGAGTTTGGTGGCACTGATGCTAAACTTAAAAAAGCAATGAAGGAATTTGTTGCCGAAGAAGAAGACATTGACGATAACTACGATTACGAAGACTAATGTGGTATAATCGTGTAGTCGCCGACTTAGGTGCAATCCCGGAGTTTATCAACTACTATGAAAATGAGTTAGTTGAAGCCAAGTACGACTGCGGAGTTAAGGGCAATTTGGAACGTAATGTAGCTTCATTGCCTGGTATCACAGAGCATCGTTTTAATCAGCTACAAGAGATTGAAGCGGTGCTCAATTACCTTAACATACAGTTACGTAAGATTCGCCGTAAGCATTTCCAAAAGTACTTGGAAGCATATCAACGTGCGCTAACATCACGTGATGCTGAAAAGTATGTTGACGGCGAAGATGAAGTAATTGACTTTGAAACAATCATCAACGAAGTTGCGCTAGTACGCAACAAATGGCTAGGCTTAATGAAGGGCCTAGAAAGTAAGAATTTTATGTTAGGACACGTAGCGAGATTGCGAACAGCAGGCATGGAGGATGTAACTCTATGAGCTTCGCTAATCCCTACCTTAGCCATGAACACAGCCAAGACATACTTGGTTTGTTATATGGTTACGACAGTTTTCTAGATAGCTTAGAAGTTATTTGTGATATGGGCAGCGGAAGCGGCCTTGACGCACAATGGTGGGCTACACTAGAAACTCGAGACGACCCGCCAGAACCGCGTAATTACAGAGTATATGCTGTGGATCGAGACCACAACCGAGTAGAACCTGATGTACGTGCTACCCCGGGTATTAGATGGGTAGAAAGTAACTTTGAGATTGAAGGCCTACTGCCTGAAAAAGTGGACTTAATGTGGAGCCACGATTCTTTCCAGTATGCAACAAATCCTCTAAGTACTTTGGCAACGTGGAATAGACAAATGAATACAAACGGTATGCTAGTAATGGCGTTGCCGCAGAGCATTGATTATGTCTATAACCGCTTAACATTTAAGACTGAGAATTATAGTTATTTTAACTATAACATTTCTAACCTTGTTTATATGTTGGCCGTTAGCGGGTTTGACTGTCGGGACGCTTATTTTTATAAAAATGCAAACAGCAATTGGATTTATCTGGCTGTATACAAAAATTCTGAGCCCCTAGATCCTGCTACAACGAGTTTGTTTGATTTAGCTGAGCGTGGTATGTTACATGATAGTGTAGTACAGTCGCTAAACAACTACGGTTATATAAAGCAAGAAGAAATCTTTTACCCTTGGTTAGACAAAGATTTTTATCAGGCAAAAACATGAAGATTGTACTAGTAACAGGTGGATTTGATCCAATCCACAGTGGACACATTGAATACTTTAAGGCAGCACGAGAATTAGGTGATGTGCTAATTGTTGGTATTAACAGCGACCAATGGCTTACACGCAAAAAAGGTCGTGCATTTATGCCCTGGGTTGAACGCAATGTGATTGTGGCTAACCTTGGTGTAGTTGATGCTACAATTGCATTCGACGACACAGACGGTAGTGCAATTGACGCTATTCGCAAAGTTAAAGAACTATACCCCAACGACGAAATCGTCTTTGCTAACGGTGGCGATAGAACAGTACACAATATCCCTGAAATGTCAGAATCTAATGTACTGTTTAAATTTGGTGTTGGCGGAGAAAACAAGCTGAATAGTTCTAGCTGGATCTTAGAAGAATGGAAAGCACCTAAAACAGAGCGTCCATGGGGCTATTACCGAGTGTTACATGATGTAGCAGGTACTAAAGTTAAAGAGCTTACTATTAACCCTGGCCAAAAACTCAGTATGCAACGACACAAGCATCGTGCAGAACACTGGCATGTAACAGAGGGCATGTGTCAAGTTGACAGCCAAATGGACGGCGGATACTACTTGCCACCACGTACACTAAGCAAACACATGACACTAGATATTCCTGCAGGGCAATGGCACCAGCTAACAAACCCCTATAATGATCCGTGCAAGTTAGTGGAAATACAATATGGTCCAGTGTGCGAAGAGGATGATATTGAGCGTAGGTAAATAATACTATGCGCGAATTTATTAATATCCTGGACCGTTTAAACGAAAATGCCCTAACTAACTCAACACTAGTTAGTGGTCACAATGGTACCAAATACTTGGAAATTCTTGTTGCTAAAATGGCAGCAGGAGCACCTCTTGAAGTAGACCCGTCAAAGAAATCTGTGTTAGGGGACGAAGTATATGCTACTCCCGAAACAGCACAGATGTTTGCTGATGCATTGGCTGCAATTAAAGCAGGACAAGCATCTAAGTTAAATATTGGAAAATTTACAGTATTGGGAGCAGATAAACAGTCCCAATACGAAATAACTTCTGGTGCATTGTATAAAAGCAAAGATTACACAGGTCGCGAAACTGCAGGCGGCGGTGTGTCTAAAGACTACAACGCAGGGCATTTAAATGAACTTATTGTTGGACTTGCATGTACAGCTAAGTTCTTAAATCAAGGCAACCCTATTACCGGCGAACAGTTGTTGGCCATGGCTAGTCACAGTGACACTGAAGAATCCCCTAAGGGAATTTACTTCAAACTAGATCGAATTGTTCGTTACGAAGACCGTAACCTCAAGGAAGATCGAGTTACTATGACAGCACTTATTCCCACAGTATCGGCACTAAGTTTTATTCGTCAAATGAACGAAGGCTCGTTGGCTAATGACATTCGTGCTTTATTTGCTGGTGCAATCAAGTATGCCAACCAGTCTGCGACAGTTAAGAATGCTTGTGATGCTGCACGTATGGATCCAAACAACAACTTGATTGAAATTATCAGTGATGGTACTTCTGATTCAAGTGGAACAAAAGCTGACATTACACTAAAGATTGATGGCAACGATCCAAACAAAGTTAAAAAGAACTTGTTGAGCTTAAAGACCAGTGCCAGCGATACACTAGGACAAATTAGCGGATTGAAGTACGAAAGCATTGCACTATGGTTCCGTACAAACTTTGGCATTGGAATTGAAAAGCACAAAGACTTATTTGATCCAAAGCTAGACAAAGAAACAGCATACAACAACTTATTAAAATTGTACGACGATGTAATCTATCCGGAAGTACAAAAATTAGTTGAAGATCAAAGCCCTAAGAAAGAAGCTGAGATTGTTAAACAGTTTGCAAAGGCTGCTAACTTCTACGCACGTGGCGACAAACTAGAAGACGTGGAAATTGTTAAGCTAGATGACAAAACCCTTGAGGGCAATTATAAGATTCTTCGATTTACTGACGACATTTATGAAGCGATGCGCTACTTGGATTTGGAAACACGCTATGTTGGCCAAGGCGGTAGCCGAACTATTCAGATTTGGGTAAAGCCAACTGAAGGAGTTAAAGTACCCCGCGGGGCAAATCGTCTATGCCAATTCCGTACTACACGAACTGGCGGATATGCACGTAACTATTTCGAATCAGGCCCAATGCTCGAAGCACTAACAGAAGTTTCAATTGGAACAACAGTCGCACCCGGACCAGACTCTAAACCACCTATAGATATAGGTAGACAACGAAGGGCTTGACCTTTAAAGAGCGTTAGCGTATAATGCTCTTTATGCGCTGATAGCTTAATGGTAAAGCAGTCGACTCATAATCGATCGAGTCCAGGTTCAATTCCTGGTCGGCGCACCAAATTCCTGGCGTTAGTATAATGGATAATACAATCGGCTTCTACCCGATGAATGTGGGTTCGATTCCTGCACGCCGGACCATAATACATGTATACACTCGACAATAACCCTAAATTAGGATACTACAAACTAGGCGATAAAAAGATATTCGGTAAAGTTGAAGCCTTAATGGAAGCAACTAAAACTGGTGTGTTCCCCGAATGGCATTTTAATCGCGAAGTGTTCAATAAAATTAATTGGCAAGTTGCGCCTACAACGCCTCTCAAAGACTTATATCGTATGCGGGCGCAACAACTGCGAGACAAGTACGATTGGATACGTATTGAAGCTAGCGGCGGAGGAGATAGTACTACCGCTATATACAGTTTTTTGCATAACGGTATTCATCTAGACGAAGTTGTATTTCGCTATCCCAAAACTGGGGAAAAGAATGTACACAATGACCCATTTAACACCAAATGCGAAAACACTCTAAGCGAGTGGGAATTCGCCGCTAAACCATTGTTAGAATGGATTAGTACACACTACCCCCGAGTTAAAATTACAGTACACGATTACAGTGAAAACATGCTTAAAGGCGAAGCCGACGATACGTGGGTATTAAAGACCAAGGACTACTTCCAGCCCGGTCACGCATTCAAGCATGATAATATCGGCCTAATAGATCACAGGCGCGATGCAGACGCAGGTAAAAGTATCTGCGTACTATATGGAATCGACAAGCCCAAGATGTGTATTAAAGACGGGCGTTGGAATGTGTACTTTATGGACCTGCAAGCTAACCACAGTAATAGTGTAGTCTATGAATACACAAATATTACCAATGAGTACTTTTACTGGACTCCGGACTTGCCTGAGATTGTACACGCACAAGCACACATTATTAAAACATGGTTTAGCCTGCCGCAGAATACTTTCCTGCAATACCTAGTTCGTTGGCCAAATCATAGCATTGCACATCGTACTGCATACGAGCAAATGGTTAAGCCACTTATCTATCCTGATTACAATCCTGCTACGTTCCAAACAGTAAAGCCTACTAACAGCTTCTACAATGAAATGGACTTTTGGTTCTACACAAACTTCAAAGACACAGAAGCATACAAAGTTTGGCAAGCAGGACTAGA